AGCATGGTCTGGTGCCATTATTCCAAAAATTGTTACGCATAAACCTACCCCAAAGGCTATTAATAGTCTTCGTTTTAATTTACTCAATTAAGGGGCATCTCCAATGTATAACTATATTAGTAATTATACCATTTTAATGCAATAAAAAAGAGGGTAGAAATTAATCTACCCTCTAATTTTATTAAGAAATTATCTCTTTGCGAGAATCAATTTCTGTAGTGCTGCAATTTGCTTGTTAATTGTTGCAATAAGTGCAACGATTGATTGCAAAATTTGAGCATTAGATACTGAGCCTGAAGAGTCAACAACGGAGTAAGAAACTACCTTTGCTGAATCAGTTGCTACGTATGCTGGTAGATCTACAATTAAATTATATGATCCAGCAGTATTACCTACTGTAAATTTAATTAATCTTGATCCATTGGCATCAAATGCATCTGCAGAAGTTGCAGCAGAAACTGCTGTTAACTGTCCACCTGAAATTACTACACCAGCGCCTAGAGTTGCTGCTCCGTAAACCTTAGCACCATTAATATCTGTTGCTGAGATTGTAAGTGTTGCAATTTCTCCAGCCTTGTACTCTTTTTTATCAAGAGTTGCTGTGTACTTATTTACACCGCTAGCACATGCTGCAATAAAGTCATTTGAATAAATAACTGTTGCATCTGTGTGGGTATATGAAAGACGTACTGTTGCTGAACCTGATGTTGAAGCACATGTCCAACCACCTGTTTGTACGGCAGTAGCAGATGATGCCCCACCTACAGAAACAGATGTTACTTGAGATGTGTACTTGGTTGCATCAGCACTTGGAGTAATACTAGCCAACTGATTACCAGCAGAATCCTTGACTACAAAGTCATAGGTTCCTGTACGTGCTCCGTTAGATTGTGCAATGTCTACTCCAGTTACTAGAATAGATGCTGCACGACCTGTAAATGTAATGGTCTTTGTTGCAAGAACTGTGCCATTAAATGTAATTGTAACTGTTGTATTTACTGGCTTGTTTTCATTTGCAGTTCCTTGAACTACATATAAAACTCCAGCAGTACCAGTTTTGGCTGCTGCATTAACTTGTGTGCTTGGAGCACCATCCCATGCTACTACCGCACCACCAGTTGCGCTTGCTTGAATTACACCACTAGTTGATAGTTGTGCTGCATAAGCATCCATTGCACGAACATTAATATATCCTGTGCCAGTATTTGTAACACTAGTTGCAGTAGCAACATCTACGCTAGATGTTAGAGTTCCTGCTGTTGATGTATCTTGTACACGAACATAAGAATCTGCTACAGACAAAACATTTGTCTTTGCAGTTGTTCCTGCATAAATTGTTTTAATATCAATTGTAGAAGTGGTTGCTCCAACCTTCTTCTTTTGAGTTACAGTTACAGTGCCTGCACCATTAACAGTTAACTTAACGTTTGTTGGTAAGTTTACTGCTGCGGTTGTGGTTGCTGTAAATGTAAATAACTTACCTAAACTAGTAAGCGTAACCCCTGTAGGGTTTGATCCTGCTGCTGTGTAGTCAGTAAATGATGCAGGACCAGCAACTTCTAACGTTACGTTATCGTCTGCTGTTGCAGCCAAAGTATCACTAGTGGTTAATACGACTACAGCATTAACTCCAGCCTCTGCTTTGGTTGTGTCTGCTAATACTGTTACACCACGAGCACCTGCAGCCAACGAATCGGATAATACATATCCGTTAGTTACCGCTGCTTGAGCCTGTGGAATTGCAACAAAAAATGTGCTTGTCACGGCTGCAGCCATAACTAAAGCGATTTTTTTAAATGAATTCATTATTCTCCTTGTTAGTTTATATTATATTTAATCTGTCAAGAAAATCTCTAACATCATTAGGCATTTCCCTGTTGTCTAATTCTACCATAGCCTTCTGCTTCTCTGCAAGTCGTGTAGAGGTAGACCAAGTATGAATCTCAATCTCATGGTTAGAATCTTTAGGCGTATGTGATATTGCTCCAAAAACAGCGCCACATACAGCATCTGCCAGGTCCTTAGATTTTTTACGTGGATGGTCAACTCTAGTATTTTTCATAATTTTAAGTTCTGACATTTCTTCCAGTAACAAAGGAATTCTTGGTATTGCAACTCTCTCTTCATATACCATCATTGCCAAGTCTTCATAATGTTTTTTAGCAACAGATACGGTGTCGGTCTTTATGCCTACCGCTTTTAATTCTTGCTGAATATCAAATGACTGCCAACGGTCAAATGAAACAACTCCAATGTTAAAGCCTTGTCTGCGTAAATTAATGATCCACTGTTTTACTTCTGATAAATTAACTGGACCTTCTGCTTTTGGTTCCCACCAAGCAACTGCATCAACAATAACCATTGGCGCTACCTGTTGATAATCTTTGATAACCTGAATATTTACCCACTTATCTACGTGAGCAATTGCTACAGCACACTTGTCATGCTTCTGTGCAAGGTCAGCATGAATATAATATATTTTTTCTGGATCAGGTTTAAATGATTCGTCAAACCTTCTAAAGTTATCAACTGGGTTTCTTAATGTCATACACTTTTCTAATTTATCTTTTTGTTTAAAAAATGCATCTGATGCAAATGTTGGTGTGCATGCAAAGCGCATCATGGCATCTCCAAGGTCTGTGTAAAATGCTAATTTAAAATCATCTATTTTTCTAGTAGGGTTTACTTCCCAAGTTGGTTTTTTAAGTGCTAAAACCTTTGGAACTTTATAAGAAAGTATTGTATCTTCTTCCCATGAAATTTCAAATTGATTGTTTGGGTCATTATGTGGCAGGTCTTCATTCATAATAAAGAGATGTTTCTTTTCAATAGTTTCTTTTTCTGCAATAACATCTTCATATCTTTTAGAAATAAAGTCGCCTGGGTAACGAGGGAATGAAAGCAATACTACTTTACCTAAATCTGGAAAACGAGAGTCTACAGATCCACGAAATGCTTTATAGATATTTTCTGCAGTTTTACCTTGCTCATTGCCAGTTCCAACTTCAGATGCAAAACCAGAAATTTCATCAAGAACTGCAAGTAATAAGTTTAAACCTTCATGCGATTCTCTTTCTGAGTGTCCAGAGTAAACTGTGATTGATTTATCAAATTCAACACTATCAGCCTTTGCATTATATTTTCCTGCAAACCATGGTGATTTTTCTATCTTAGTTTTAAATCCTTTAAAGAATACGTTCTTTGCTTGTTGTGCGTTAATGGCTACGTTGATGATATCAATTGCATCCCCGCTTGGTTTTCCATAATATCTAGCAGGATCTTTAAGACACAATAACTTATATACTATATATGCACAGGCTACTGTTGATACAAAGTCTTTTCCAGATCCTTTTCCAAGTTGTAAAATAATTTCATTTTTAGTGTATTTATCAAAATATTGAGCACCAGCAACAGATCCAAATATTTCTTGTAGTTCTTCTTTACGATAAATTTGACTCATTGCTTCTACAATTTCATATTGAATTAAAGATAATTCTGGCTGGCCAAGATAATCCGCAGACTCAACAAATGTTTTTGCGTCTACTGGAATTTCATCAAATTGATTTTCTTTTAAAACTTCTAAAAAATCATTGAACATCTTGGACAATTGTGATTACCTCTCCTTCTTTAGCAATCTGAGAAAGACGTCTCATAATTAAATCACGAACCTCTGGATGGGTTGAGGCAATGTCTCTTAAGATTTCAACAAGAACTTCTTGTCGTCTTTCAATTTCAACCATCTCTTCTGCAAGTTCTTTATTTTCTAGGAGTCCTGCTTTTTGTAACATTTCAATTCTAGATTTCTCAATATCCATTACCAACTTAATCGCTTGAGTCTTTGCACTAAGATTATTAGTCATGCTTGATTCATCAATTACTTCATAAGCCTTTGTAATAAGTTTAGTATAGTGCGTATCTGCTCCAGCAAGTGCTTCTTTAGCACGAGCACGAATTGCATCATTTGCAGATGCCATAACCTTCCACTCATTGATTAACGAAACAACACGAGTACGAGGAATATCTAATTCTTTAGAAATTTTTGTTGGATCTTGGCCTTTAAGATATTCTGTAACTACTTTGTTAACTTCATCAAGATGCTCAATTAGTTCTGTTTCAGTTGACATTTTTTTCCTTTGCTATTTTTAACAAAACTAAATATCCTATTAGATCGTCAATATCGTTGTCTCCAGGATAGTCTGTGCCTTTCATAAGACGACTTAGTTTGTCATCAATTCTAACTTTAAGTTGTTCTGCTGGATCAGACTTGCTAAAAATTCTTACAGGATCAAATGCAGAATCGCCATATGCTATGTTTTTTTGTATAAGCATTTGGGCTATAGAATGACATGTTTGCCAAATTAAGTTGCCCGATGGCGCCCCAATTGATTGAAGATAGAGATCGTCACATTTAAAATCTTTAACATCTTTATATACTGCAGTTAATTTAGACATTATTTTTCCTTAAGTTATTGTTTTTTTCTTCTTGTAATTCTAACCAATTGCCATAGTTATTTTCCCATGATAGTCTTCCATGAACTGAATAAAATAATGGATTTTTTTTATTAAATCTATCCCATTTTTTAAAATATGGAGTATGTATTTTCATATTTTTAACAATATCTAAATTATTAAAATCTTCATAATTACTAATAAGCCCAGCCCTTTCTTTATTTTTTAATTGTAAAACATTGTCTATTGCTATACTAAATTGTTTATACCCTGTTAATCTTCCAACATTAATAATTTCTTTTTTGTAATTTATTTTTAATAAATCATTTTTAGTTAATCTTAATACTTCTTCTAAAATAATATTTTTAGGTTCTGAAGCAAATATTGCTTGAGTAAATTCTGGAAACCTATCGTCTTGAAAAATAACCAAGTTATTATTTTCATCTAGCCATTCTTCTATTCGCAAACTACAAATATAGTCAATGTCAATATAAACACCACCATACACGTATAAAATCATATACTTCCAAGTATCAACTTTCATAATTTTAATAGGGCAGTTGTTTAAAATTTCTAACCATTCTTTTCCAAAATATTTTAATATAAAACTATCCATATCCTTATCATCAAAATATCTATATTCAAATGTTGGATTTATTGTTTTCCAAGTATCAATACATTCTATTATGTATTTTGGTAATTTTTCATATTCTTCTTTATGTGTTTGCCAAATAATTTTAGGTATCATCGTTTTGATTTCCTAAATCCAAATTTTGCAAGGTATACATAGATAGTTTCAACACTAGTCCCGCACTCCTTGGCAATATCTTGTGGAGACTTTTTGTCCATAACAAACCTTTTACGGAGCCAAGCCTCGCTTGTATATAGTTTAGCAGCCATAGTATTATTTGTCAACTTCTGTCTCAGAAATATCATAGTCATACGCATTTGAGTCTTCTAAAACCCATTTATCGTAACTTTCAACATCCCACTTATTTGTATTTATAAGTCTTTGTATTACTAGATCTTTCTTGGTTACGAATGATGGTTCTTTTAATCTAATACGGTTATTAGGCTGTACCGCAAAATTTCCATCATCTCTTTGAATAACATGACCACATTTGTGTTGTCCTGGATTTTCTGAATATCCATCATCTAAAATGTTGCTTTCTGGGTTGTGCCAATCCAAAGTAAACAAATATTTTCCGCCAATATTATTTTTATTTCTATCTATGTAAGACATTTTCATATTACTTAAGTTTTCAAATTTTGTAACTGTAATATATGGACTAAAAGAATTCCAAAGTACAAGGTTGTAGATTGGCTCTTCAGGAACTCCTGGTTTTGTGCAAAATGCATTAATTGGCATTCTCCACCAAATCCCTCCATCTTCCATTAAAAAATGAAATAAAGGACTTCTACTTTTAATACTAGATACACCAAAAATTACACATGGAAAATATTTATCATGGCTATCTTCTTGATCTCTTAAAAAATTACCACGTACATAACACTCAATTGGTGGTATGTTAGCGTTTAACTCTGGCATTATTCCTCCACTCTCATTGCTTTATTCCAGTTATTAATAGCCCAATGGCCGATACCACAAGCATCAGCAACGTCATTATCGTTAATACTTTTATCGTAGTTGATTTCAATTAACTTAATAGTCCTTTCTTTTCTAATCTGTCTTTCATAAGATTTATACCAAGAGTCTGACTTGCCTGGATTTTTTGCCCTAATATTTATTTGTTCTTCTTTTGTTAATCTTTTATTTCCTAAATAATTTTGCCAAGTAATTGGTGCTACTGTTCCTATTTGTTTTGTTCCAGTTAAGCCTGCTGCTCCCAGTAATGCTCCTTGAACAAGTGCAAGATCTGCAGCAGTTTTTGGACTATTCATAAAAACTGTGTGCTCTATTACAATTGCTTCAAAACCGCCAGAGTATTCAAAAAATGCTTTTGTTTTTGCACATGCATCCATTACTTTTTGATAGTTTGTATTTCCTTCAAATTTTATTTTTCCAACTGTGGTAAGTTTTTTATTGTTAAATAATGCAAAGGCAAGACTTGTAGTGCTTGCATCAATAGCGCAAATTGTTTTTGGATTATTCTTGTTCATAGTCAAAAAATCCCTTTAGTTGTTTTAACATTTTGTCTACTTCTTTTT